TTAGCATCCTGAAGAGCTTGTCTTATCTTTGCTGTCCAAAAATTAAAAGTTTCCTTTCCGTGGTACACAAATTCCACACACGCAGTCTGTATGTTTTGTGTCAATTGTTCATATTTTTCATACTTATTATTGCACTTATCCCAATTCAACATCTCCAAAATAACGGTTAACTCCAAAGGAGCAAACCATCTATTCAAAGTTGGTTCAAAAACGAATTTTCTCTTCAATATTGAGATTTCGTGCAACGTTCTAAACTCTTGCTTACCAGAACCCTTAAGTTCATCAGTGAACTTATGTCCAAGTGTCAACATTTTTCGAGTGACATCATCTGGTGTTACCAATCCACGTAAATCGTGATTAAGCACAGCAGCTATATCATCTCCGTAGATGCCGGCTCGGAAATATTTATCAATGTTTTTAATAATAACCATAGCTTTTTCAACTTGATCATCATCACCACGCTCAATAATATCTCGCAACAAGAGCAACAAAGTATAGAAAAACAATAAACGACCATAAATAGTATTAATAATTGTTGTCAAAGGATTACCTGACGGTTGTGAATGCGTTAACATAAACAACAATGTCTTAAATAACAAAACACAATTACAAATACTACTCCACAAAACATAAGTGGTCAGATCATTTGTGCGTTTATATAACCGTTCTATTATCCGGTAGACGACCCACAGCATTTGAAGAATCAAAGATCCATCAAAATTACTATGATCGCCAGCTAGAAAATTTGGTTCGTTTACATCTGAAACTTCATTCAGATATTTAACAAATCTAGTCCAGTCATAAGAATGCACATCTGATCCAATCAAAGATCCATTCCGTATCCGTTGTTTCATAAACGCTGCACAAAAACCGAGAAAGAACATCCTTATTGCAATAGTGAAATGCATGGGTCCACCCGCAAAAATGCGAGTTGTACCCTCATCCACTTTTTCAATAGTTCGTCTCTCATCCTTAAACAGTGCTGTAAAAACAACGGGATCGCGTATTCCTTGTGATGCATGGTCAAGTAAAGTTTCAACGTCAGCCTTCAATTCTTCATTGTCAACTGATAAATCTCCATCTTTACCCAACCATTGTGTCTTACCCTTACCTCTTCTTTTCAAAACGTAGGGATAACCTGGTGATGTTTGTCGATTCATAGATGGTAGGTATTCTTCACCAGGAATACCTTGAATCGCTTCTTCATAAGTGAGTTCCCTCATCAAATATTGATTTTCATCATCAATAGCAAAAGCTTGCACTCCATAATCTTCTAAAATCTGGAGATCCTCCGGTGGTATATAGACATTACTTGGTCCAAAATATTTGTTCAAGTTAAAGTCCATATTCACCAAAGTCTCCCCATCTTCAGCAATAAAATCTTGGAGATTAACAGGTTTCGTTATTGGTTCAGTAACCAACCCAAAAATTGGTGACTCACTTATCTGTGTTTGTTTAGCAGTGAACAAGGCCTGATTGACCTTGCCCAAAGGATAGTATCCTGATGCTTTAAACGAAGCATTAGGCTTCAACTCTTCATGACCCAAAGAATCAATATTAGGAGCAGAAACCAAACACTGCGGTCGGATACCACTAAGTACCGCAGAAACTTCCTCTAAACTAATTGCTTGTGCATAACCCTTACCAGAACTACCAGCTACATGAAAACCTAAAATTTTTCTAGGCAATCTTGCATCTAGAGCCATGACAGGTGCACCACAACATCCAGGGAAAGTTTCCGCGATGTATTCAAAATAGTCAGTGTAATGAATGATAGTATCATCGTCACACCGAGCTGAAATCTTTTCCGTTTTCGGTTTTCCTTGTACAACAAAACGCAAGGAAGAAATCATATCAAGTGTCGAATTTCCAGTTCCCATCAAATCAAAACAGGTCAATTGAGCTTGAACAGCTCCCAAATTATCTAACTCTTCACGCGTATTAAACATTGATGTTATGTCTTTATGCGCATGAACATTATCAGGAAAAACCAAAAAGATCAAATCCTTATAACGACCATCATCATCCCTAATTGAAAAATTTTCCACATCCTTCAAGGGGATTCTGTATGGTGCAGCAAGAGTTGGGTTATCCAAATAGATAAATACATCTTTCTTCAAACGTGTATCAGTCAATAAATGTCTGACAGTCACAGCAACACGACGTAACAAAGGTACAATGCATAGCTGTTGAGAAGTCAGTATCATCCACACGAATCCGATACAAATTTTTAAAAACTTTATGTTTAAAGAATTCGCTAGTATTAGGATCACTATAAGCCTCAGTCAATGGTAATTTATCTTTTCCATGATAAACCAATTTCTGAGTCTTAATAACTTTCCCTTTACCAGCTTCAACTTTTATCTCTTTAGCTCCTTTTCCTGTTTTAACTTTCTTTGCAGCTTTCTTCGGATCTTCTCGATTATACTCTCGCATACATTCAACCAACTCATCAAGTTGAGGCTGTATTTTCTTCTTCCTATTCTCTGTGGCTATTCTAAGCCACATAGTATAACAATCAGAAATATCCTCCCCAGGCTTAACAAGTTCAAAATGCCCATCATACCAAAGGCTCAAATTCATATAGTCATCTATATAATCTTCACCAAGGTACAGAGCATCCTTAGAACAATACTCTCTTGTCTCACAATGATTAAACTCATCTTCGTCAAGGAAAACTGCACTAGCATAATGCATGAGAGCACCAAAGAATTGATCTTCTGACCAACCCAATTGATATTTAAAATCACGCACTCCATTAACTTCATACCAGGTTTGTCCATCTTCATCAACATAAGAAAGAGGTTCACAATGTTTTCTTACCCGTTTCCATTGCCGTTTCGGATACATATAATTATAAATTACATATCCCAAAGACGGCAAAACAACAAGTAATCCAACAGCAAACTCCCACTTATGATCTGTGAGAAATTTCCTTGTTTTTTCAATTGTGGTAGACATTGATGGTATAGTTGGAAGGTTACAAATAATGTAATCTTCCTTCCAATGCCGCCAATCCATACCACGGTAGGGATCTTTCTTCCATATCCAATCAGACAAACCTTGTACTCTAATTAACGGAGCATCCTCAGCTTCATCATCAAGATCCTCAATCAAGGGTTCATGCTTAACATCATTCTCTGCATCACGTGCAGCATATGTTGCCAAAGCACTACCAAAATTCAAAAATTCTTGACGATTAGTCCGAAGACCATCACGCATTCTCTCAAACAATTGAGTATATGTCAAGTTCCGTTCAACAGCTCTACCTGTAACAGGATTAATTATATCAAACATATAGACGTCAGTATTCAATGAGTTCTCGAGTGCTAATTCTCGCCTCAAACGATACCATGTCCGTCCATTATCTGTATAACGTTCACCAAACTCAGGTTTCACTTTCACCTCAACTTGCATATCAATTCTTCTACGAAAAGCTGCAGGATCACGCAAAATATTATTTAAATTAGGATTTCTATTATTATCAGTAGAAATTATAACCTCTGAATTAAACCGAGCAAACTTCTTTAAGTCTACTTCAGCTACATTCAGTGGACACTCAGCATTATTTGCTAAGTGTATAATTTCAGCGAAGAAGGGAACTCCCTCACCATGTTCTTCAAACAATTGAGAAGCATCATCACAAACACAAACGCGGTGCATTTCCGCATTATAGTTAGTCCAATACTTCTCACCAGTCTTCCTAAAATAAATATATGATGCATAATCTCTCATCTGTTCTTTAGTCAAATTCAATTCACGCAAAAAGTCAATAGACAAAATCCAAGCTAATCTTGTTTTCCCAACTCCAGGATCACCAGCTAACTGGTAAAACTTAGGTTGTTGTCTAAATCCTCGTCCTGAAATAGGAGAAACACTAGCTCTCTTGTGTAGTTCACGTATAACATGAAAGTACCCAACAAATGCTTGCTTTTGAGTGGCCAAACCACCCAAACGTAATGTTTCAATCATTTCCAACGATTGTCTAAACAAAGAGTCTACAAGATCCACTTGCACTCTACTTGTCAACAATTTGTTTTGGTTATCAATAGTCGATGCCTTTCGAATTTCTTCACATAATTTTGTCAATCTTCCCTCAATAGACGTCATTAATGTTGGACTTTCACCCAAAACTTTCTCTTCACAAAATACAACAGCATTATTCATAAATGATTTGGAATAACCATAAATATGTTCCATACCTTTTGTACCTTTTGCAAAAACATCACACCGTCTCATAAAAGAGTCAAAGTCTCCTTTGCCAGGGATCTGATTAAGTAAAAATAAACTTACCAAAGACAAGACCAAAGCTCCAATAGCTTGCACTGGTCCCATCTGTGACAAATCAAAATATTCCTTAATATCTGACAAGGCTTGTGTTCGAACTTCTTCTGGCACATCTTCCTTTCGATACAATGGCGCATTCACATCACCACGTTTCCACCAATTCACCAAACAATCAAACAAAACTAACAAAGTATAAATACCTGTAGTTTTATCTCCTAAGTTTGGCCAATTGGCAACAAGTGCAGCAATACGAACCATCCAATCATCAGATCTCAAGAAAATAATCAAAGTTGTCAAGTGTCCCATCAAAACTTTCTCATTAGAACGAGAAGGATTTAATAAGGATTTCAAATGTTTAAATAAATCAGTAAATAAATCAAATTTTATCTCAGCTGACATACCTTTGAACATCTTAAAATCAATATTCAAACCCTCGGGTTTTATGAAATCATCAAATTCATGATCAGAAAAATCACTATCAGCACGTTTACGTAAAAATGCACGCTTTTCAGCGTCCAATGCACGTATATGACGTTTATGCTTTAGTTGTTGTTTCTTTTCATGAAACTCTGGCAAATCAAAAAACTTTGTTCTCTCTACAGATCGTCGTGTTTTGGAATCGCGTTTTGTATCTCCATTCAAACTAGCTGGTCCTGGATTTGACTCTACACCAGCTCTCAACAATAACATCCTAATAATCTCACGTGGATCGCAATTCACATCATGTGTCTTCAAATACCACCAATACAAAATTCTTGGAAATTTACACAAAATCAACTTTCGTTGAGCAGTAATATCCTCCCAAGCAAGTTGTAAAGCATTGGCATAAGAAGTCAACATATCAGATGAATAGTCATCCACAAATCGCAAGATTATTCTGATATCTGAATATAATTCAAAATCAAAACACTTCTCAGATGGTATAAAACGATACATTTTCTCAAAAATGGCAGGATGCATAATTGGGTGTGTAAACCAATCGTTACCTGTCACAATTTCACGTTCGCTCCAAGTCATCTGGCAAGGTCCTGGATTTGGTTCTATTCCTTCCTCAGTCAGATCTTTAACATAATTTGGGTCTTGTTCAAGAGCATATTCTGAAAGCATTTCAAAGAAAAACTCCCAATCATCTCGAAAACAATCCATGAGATTCAATATTCTATCAAATCGCCAAGAAGAGATTCTCAATGGAACGGCTATATCCAAACAATCATCTTCTAAATCCATAAAATCACGAAACATTTGTATAAATCGGTTCATAGAACCATAATCATCAAATGAATCATAAACAATAAAATCATAAAGAAAATTATCACAGACATTTCCATTACAAGCATGAACATATTCCTTATAAATTCGAGGTTTACAAATATGATTTACCATATCTTCACAATCATCTATTTTATCAGAACTGATCAACTTGGTCAAAGCTAACTCCTTCAAAGTACGAGGTTGATAAATTTTACCAGTATCAGCAACAATCACTAAATCATCTCCATAAAGAATTTGAATTGGGTCAAATTGGGGTACTGGTAAATTCAAAAGACGTCTTAATCCTAAGGCTAAAATATTTATTGAATTATCCGGGGCTTGGTTTTGGTTTTGATTCATTCTAAGGGTTGGCAGTGGTCGGTTCCACCGCCGAGCAGTTTGTATCTACAATGAGAAGTGCACGCACTTATATACTTATGTAACATTGAATGCCATAAATCGTATCTCAAGGTGTTTAATTACGGAAACAAAAACGTATCGAGTGTTTAATCTGAAAACAGTCGATAAATAAAACAGGGTAAAA